CTGCTGCGCCGCCTGCTGGCGGAAGACGGCCTGGTGGTGACGCGGGGCCGCACCGAGGAAAATCGCGGCAACCTGCCCGAACGGTTCCTGCGCGATATCCGCCGCACCTTCGGCAAGGCGCTGCTCGGCCGGCAGGAACTGGACGGCGAACTGATCGAAGACCTGCCCGGCGCCCTGTGGACCCGCGCGCTGATCGAGGATTGCCGCGAGGACGCCGCGTCCTCTCCGCCGGCAAGAGTGGTGATCGGCGTCGATCCGCCGGCCTCGGCCGATGGCGACGCCTGCGGCATCGTCGTCTGCGCCCTGGGCGAGGACGGCGTGGCGCGGGTGCTGGCCGATGCCTCGGTCGCCAAAGCCAGCCCCGAACGCTGGGCGCGCGCCACCGCGCGGGCGGCGCGCGCCTGGCAGGCGGACCGGGTGGTCGCGGAGGCCAACCAGGGCGGGGCGATGGTCGCCAGCGTGCTGCGCGCGGCGGAAATCGCCCTGCCGCTGAAACTGGTCCACGCCAGCAAGGGCAAGACCGCTCGCGCCGAACCGGTCGCCGCGCTCTACGAAGCCGGCCGCGTCCGCCACGCCGGGACGTTCCCGGCGCTGGAGGACGAGCTGTGCGGGCTGATCGCCGGCGGCGGCTACGAAGGGCCGGGCCGCTCGCCCGATCGCGCCGACGCGCTGGTCTGGGCGCTGAGCGAGCTGATGCTGGGGCGCGGGAGCGTGCCGCGGATCCTGCTGGCCTAGAGAAACCCGTCTCTCCCCGCCGGGGAGAGATACGAAGGCCTGGCGGCGCAGCCGCCTGGCCGAAGTTGAGAGGGAGAGCGGCTAACGCCGCCCCTCTCCGCTGCGACTAGCCAGCAAGCTGGCAAGTCTCGCGCCTCTCCCCGGCGGGGAGAGGAAACACGAACGAAAGGCCGCAAATGTCCTTCTTCCAGTCCCTCGCCGCCGCGTTCAAGGCCGGCAGTCCGCGCGTGCCGCTGGCGCGTACCTTCACATCGCCGTGGAGCTTCGGCGATAGCGGCCAGCGCGCGCCGTTCGATTATTCCCTGGCGGTCAAGCGCGCCTATCTCGACAATCCCGTGGCGCAGCGCGCGGTGCGGCTGGTGGCCGAGGGGATCGGCGGCGCGCCCCTGCTGCCGGCCGATCCCAAGCTCGCCGCGCTGGTCTCCGCCACCAGCGCCGGGCAATCGCTGCTGGAAACGCTGGCGTCGCACCTGCTGCTGCACGGCAACGCCTATGTCCAGGTGATGAAGGACGCGCGCGGCCATCCGGTCGAGCTCTACGCGCTGCGGCCCGAGCGGATGAGCGTGGTGGCCGGCGGCGACGGCTGGCCCACCGCCTTCCTCTATCGTGTCGGCGACAGGACGCTGACCATCCCGCTGATCGACGAGGACGCCTCACCCAATCTGATCCACATCCGCCATTTCCACCCGGCGGACGATCACTATGGCGCGGGGTGCCTGGCCGCCGCCGATCAGGCCGTGGCCATCCACAATGCCGCCGCCGCATGGAACCGCACGCTGCTCGACAATTCGGCGCGGCCTTCGGGAGCGCTCGTCTACGACGGCGGCGAGGGCGGCGGGCTGACGGCGGATCAGTTCGAGCGGCTGAAGGCGGAACTCGCCGGCGTCTTCGCCGGGGCGGGCAACGCCGGGCGGCCGATGCTGCTGGAAGGCGGGCTGAAATGGCAGTCGCTCAGCCTCTCGCCCGCCGACATGGACTTCGCCACGCTGAAGGCCGCCGCCGCGCGCGACATCGCGCTGGCTTTCGGGGTGCCGCCGATGCTGCTCGGCCTGCCCGGCGACGCGACTTACGCCAATTACCGCGAGGCGAACCGCGCGCTGTGGCGGCTGACCCTGCTGCCGCTCGCCGCCAAGCTGCTGGCCGCGCTGTCGGAAGGGCTTGGCCCGTGGTTCCCCGGCTCTCCGCTCGCCGTCGATTTCGACCGCGTGCCGGCGCTGGCCGAGGACCGCGAACGGCTCTGGGCGCAAGTCAGCGCCGCCGGGTTCCTGACCGACGCCGAGAAGCGCGCGGCCCTGGGACTCCCGCAAGTGGAGGACAAATCATGAACAACGAAGCGATGCTGACCCGACTGGTGGCGCAGGCGGAAGGCGAGGGCGCGGATCTCGTCACGCTGCGCGCGGTAGTTGAGGAAGCGAGCGAGATCGGCGCGCAGCGGGTGCTGGCCGGTCTCGGCCTCGACGACGACCGCGCGCCCACCGACCTCGTCGAACTGCGCCAGCTGCTGCGCGCCTGGCGCGACGCCAAGGCCAGCGCGTGGAAGGCCACCGTCGACTGGGTGGTGCGCGGGGCGCTGGCGCTGCTGCTCGTCGGCATCGCCTGGCGGCTCGGCCTGCCGGGAATCCCCAAGTGATCCTTCGACAAGCTCAGGATGAGCGGCTGAGGTTCGCCGGCTATGCCGCGCTGTTCGGCCGGCGCGACGCCGGGCGCGACACGATCCGGCCGGGCGCCTTCGCGCGCACGCTGAAGGATCGCCGCGCTCCCGTCCCGCTCTACTGGCAGCACCGGGCCGACGCCCGCATCGGCTGGATCGCCCATGCCGCCGAGGACGCACGCGGGCTGCGGGTGATCGCCGAGATCGACAATCCCGACGGGGCCGCCGGCCTCGCCCTGAAGCGCGGCGCGGTGAGCGGCCTGAGCTTCGGCTACCGCGCCCGCGCCTTCCGCCGCGATGCCCAAGGCCGCGAGCTGATCGACGTGGACCTGATCGAGGTGAGCCTCGTCACCCACCCGATGCAGCACGCCGCCCGCGTGCATCTGATCGCCTGATCCTCCCCGTGCCGGGGAGGAATTCAAACCACGAAAGGCCTATCCCATGGAAGACACCGACACTCTCGAAACCTCGTTCGATCTCGTCGCGCGGGCCGATGCCGCCGACGCGGCGCTGGGCGCGCTGCGTTCCGATGTGGACGAGGTGAAATCGCGGCTCGACCGCGTCGGCCGGGCCGCTGCGCGCCCGGTGATCGGCGACGGGTCCGGGGCCAGCCCCGAAGTCAAAGGCTTCGTCGACGGCTATCTGCGCCAAGGCCGCGAGGCCGAGCTGAAGTCGATCTCGGGCGCAGCGCCGGCCGATGGCGGCTATGCCGTCCCGCGCGAGATCGATGCGGCCATCGCCGCGCGGCTCAAGGCCATCAGCCCGATCCGCGCCATCGCCCAGGTCGTGCAGACGGGCAGCGCCGGCTACCGCAAGCTCGTCACCACAGGCGGCACCGCCTCGGGCTGGGTGAGCGAAGTCGCCGCCCGCCCCGAGACCGCCACGCCCTCGTTCGCCGAGATCGCCCCGCCTTCGGGCGAACTCTACGCCAACCCGGCGGCCAGCCAGGCGATGCTCGACGACGCCGGCTTCGACCTCGAAAGCTGGCTGGCGGACGAGATCGCCATGGAATTCGCGCGGGCCGAGGGCGCGGCGTTCATCACGGGCAACGGCGTCAACCGGCCCAAGGGCTTCCTCGACGCGCCCAACGCGGCGACGAACGATGCGGCGCGCCCGTTCGGCACGCTGCAGTTCCTGGCCAGCGGCAACGCCGCCACGCTGGGCGCGTCGCCCGAACTCAAGCTGATCGACCTGGTCCACGCGCTCAAGGCCGGGCACCGCCAGGGCGCGAGCTGGGTGATGAATTCGGCCACGCTGGCGCAAGTGCGCAAGCTGAAGGCAGCCGACGGATCGTTCCTGTGGCAGGCAGGCGTGATGGAAGGCCAGCCGGCCCGCCTGCTCGGCTATCCGGTGGTCGAGGCGGAGGACATGCCCGACGTGGCGGCGGGCAACGTGCCCATCGCCTTCGGCAATTTCCGCGCCGGCTACCTGATCGCCGAACGCAGCGCCACGGCGATCCTGCGCGATCCCTTCACCAACAAGCCCTTCGTCCACTTCTACGCCACGAAGCGCATCGGCGGGCAGGTGCTGGATAGCGATGCGATCAAGCTGCTGAAGATCGCGGCGTAACTGCCATCGTCGTCCCGGCGCAGGCCGGGACGACGAACCCCTCCCCACTCACCAGGAGCACCCCATGCAGCGGACCATCGTCACCCCGCCCACGCTGCCGCCTTCGGCGCTGGCCGCGCTCAAGCAATGGCTGGGCATCACCATCGCCGCGGACGACGCGCCGCTGGCCGGGCTTCTGCGGGCCGGGCTGGACATCTGCGAAGGCTTCACCGGCGCGGTGCCGCTGGAAACCACTTGCGAGGAAGTGCTGCCGCTGTCGCGCGATTGGCAGCGCCTGACCACGCGGCCGATACAGGCGATCACCGCCGTCCACGGCATTCCCGCCACCGGCGCACGGTTCGCGCTGCCCGCCGACGCCTATGCGCTGGACCTCGACGCCGACGGCGGCGGG